GAACAAGTTTTACCCTGTTCCCTTCTTTATACTATACCTATTCTACAATGTTAAGCCTTGTTGACTTAGCTTTTGAAGAAAAGATTAATTACTCATTAATTCTTCAAATGCAGAATCAACGGCACTCTTGCTCTTTACAGGCGTAGCAGCTGCGAACTTCTTTGTTTCACTTGAAGAAGCTTCTGCATCGGCATCGTTATCGGCACTGGCAAGATACTCGTCAAGAATAGTTGATACTTCTTGTGAAGTCTTGCGAGTGTGAAGCTTGTCAAAATCAGGAAGTGTCTCAAGTAATTCCTTGCACTCTACATCAGTACCTTGGCAAAGCTTGCTGGTCTTACGAGCAGCAACAATCTTTGTCATTGGGAAGCTTTGGCCGGGTGCCTTTGCTGAATGAATAGAAAGGTCTGTTCCAGCTTCTGGGTCGGTGATATCGCCGTAATCTGGATTGAGAACAAGATTGATAAGGTCTTGGTAAGCATTCTTACCATAACCCCAAACCTTCAAGCCTTCCTTTTCTTCACCACGTACAAGTACCGGTGAAAAGAAACGTTGACGTGGAAGAAATTTCTTAGCCATCTTTGTGGACTCTTCATCCTTTTCCTTGTAAAGCTTGCTTGCAAAATCACAAGCAGCGCATTGGTCACCAAAGTTCTTCTTTGGACAGAGGAATCCGCCTTGTGTGCCTAGCTCATAATGGAACCAGTATTCCTTGAAAGGGTCACCGTCTGGTGTAGGAACAATACGGAGTGAATAATTTTGACCTTCCTTTGGACTCCAGAAAAGAGTCTTGCTGCCAGAACCGCCCTTGTTTTGTAGTGCTTGAAGCTTTGCTTTCATTTTCTTTACGTCAATACCCATGTGTTTTTCTCCTTGTTAGTCGGTAAATCTCCCGCTAACTGTTATGAACTGTACCACGGTCTGTGCTACAGTTAAAGTACAAACTCTACTTCTTCTTCTTTTACTGCACCTTCAACCGTATTCCAATTAATAATACGGAATCCTTTATTTTGCATGTCCCAAACAAGTTCCATGCCTTCATCTAAATTATGTTGTTGATTACCGCCTCTAATCTTATCATTTACAAATGCACTTGGCAAGTCTTTTAATTTAGCAAAATGCATATTTCTTATATCGCCATTCTTTTTTACGTATGTAGCGTGGTAGCTTTTCATTTATCACCTATGGTTGAATTGCCTTACTATAATAAACAACAAAGCAATAATCCGTATCTCCTGATGTACTATAGATTGTATATGAAACCTTCATGCCGTCAAGTACTTTATTTTTTAATTTATCTTTTATTTCTCTCATTATTTTTGTATTTGTTTTCAGCGTGTCTTCTGTAAGAAAAAAATGATAAACTTTATCATCTATTAAATTAAAATTATACATTGAGACTTCACTGTTAGTATGCAAATCATAAAAAGCAAATGTGCATATTCTGCTGATATCTTTTGGTGGAGAAAAATGATTAATTAATGGTTCACTTTCTATAAAATTTAAATTCAAAACAAAATTATGTATCATCTTTAAGTATGCTTCATAAATTTCTGTTATGGGCATTTCATTTAAAAGGTGCTGTTCAATATTTTCTTCATTGATAATAAATAATTTTTTAAATAATCCAGAACGAGTATATTCCTGAAATATGTTAAATGCCATTTTATCTTGTAATGTACCTTGTCTTCCAAGAAAATCGGCATTTGGCCTTAAATAAATAATAGTGATATTTTTATCTTTTATTTGTTGTAAAATTTTCAAAGAACAGCTTAATACATCGCATTCACCTGTTGTAATAAATAGTATTTCGTCATGAGCGTCTTTGAAAAAACCACTCATATCTGGAACGCTTTTTTCATAATCTTCTGGAGTTTTTTGCTTTTCTAACCCAAGGCAATTATCGCCTTCAATTTCTTTATCAATAAGCTTAACTTGAAAATCACTATCTTTTTCAAATAGCTCTCCAATATCACAAGCTTTTGGGCCAAGACAAATAACTGTTTGCATTACTCTACCTTTAAATTTAACTTCTTTAATTCACCATAGTTTTTTCCTGCCTTTACATTAACAGGAAATGTACCATATGGCGTGCTTTGCAGTATCTTAATTATCTGGACTATATCATTTTTTTCATCATCTGTTACATCCAAAACAAATTCATCATGAATCATGAAAGATACAAAACTTTTCTTATCTTTTAAATAATCATCCACTTTAATAATTTGACGATGAAACATGTCAATAAACGTAGACTGATTTAAATATGATATTGCATGATGTTCGTCAGCTTGCATTTTACGACCATATGGCGTTTCAACATAACCATCAATCCAATACTTCTTTAATAATGCTTGCTTATCATAAAGCTGCGCTAATTCCTTATCATACTGTACAGAAAGCGGAGAATGTGAGTTGTACAACCAAGCAGTTGCCGTTTCTTTCGCTTTAGAGCGGTCTAGCTGCCCTTTAAAAACGTTTTCGGCACTCCAACCATGTAAGTCGCCTTCGGGTTGCGCTCGCCCATTTAAAGCCAAAGCGGTGCGTAGTTCGGCGGCATTCATATCAAATACAATAAACCAATCATTTTGCGGCTGAAGAATGCTACGAAACTGTTTTGGAAATGTCAAAATAGGAAAGCTGTTTTTATTAACCGTCAGGCGACCTGTGATAGAACCAAACATATTGTATGAAATATGATTATTGCCATTTGCAATCTTTTTGTAGAACGCCATGGCATTTTCTTTCCATAGTTTGTTCTGAATATTCTCTAAATTAATATTCATATCTCTGCATTTAATATCGTGCAGCAATTCATTAAACCGCTTATAGAAATCATATTCACTTGGCTTAGGAAAAGCATTAAAAACATGTTCACTAATTTGATTTCGCAAATGACAATACTCAACCAGAAAACGTTGCGGAGTCAAATCAAAAAAACAATTTTCTCTTAATGACACTTTTGATTCAATGCAAGAAGAAATAATACTCTTTAATTTTTTATTGATATTTTGCCAATCCTCCTTCAAATGCTCGGGGCACACTTCATCAAGCGTTTTACCATCACAATAAAGTTGTGCATAGTCAATATTCTTGCCCTTTAAAAAGCCGGAATAAGACCAAGTTTTAGATAAGTTATCGGGAATTGATTGATGGAAATTTAATTTTTGGTCAACAAAAAAACCAACGCATTCATTTTTATCATCAAGAGTTTGAAAAATCAAGATTTCCTCTAGAAAATTAAATCAGACACAAAAGCACTTTGCACTCTCTGTTCTACTACTTTATTGTTCGCCTGTAAAGAAGAAAGATATTGAACATCTTTAAATTGTTTAAAATAATCGTTTACATAAGTTAGAGCAGGAAAATTTCTTCCTGCTTTAACATAATTATTGGCTTCACGTACTACGTTTTCAAATTGTTGCTGAGTTAATCCTCTTTTTGTTTCATAATTTCTAAAATAGGTATAAAGACGTAACCAGTACGTATCAGGAAATTTTTGATAATATTGTTCTCTTGTAATTAAATCTCTTTTTCTTACAACACTCTTTCTAAAATCACAAGATTGTAGCTTATTATAATCTAATTCATAATATAAATTATTTTTCATAAAGTCTGAATAAGAATTATAAAAATAGTTTTTTAAATGTTCTATTTCTTCTGCATAGGCGACTAAATATCTTTTTGAAAATAAATCTGTTATACCGCCCAAATTATATCTCTGCATATAGCCTATATGATTTCCAGATTTTTCTTTCATAGCAGGAGAATTTAAATCTGCGTATATTCTCCACGGAACATTAACATCTATCTTAAATCCAAATCTTTTGCACGCATCTCGGAAGCAATCAAAATCATTAACATTTAAATATTTGTCATATTTTATAGTATCGTTGTCTGCTTTATCTTTAGCTATATCTATTACTAAACCACTGACGAAATTAAAGAAATTAGTAGATAATACAATACCACTTTTTGTTATTACAAAATTATTTTTTATTTGATTTTTAATATAATCAATATATTTTTTATTAAACGATTCTTCATCAATTATAGATGAATATAGAGATTTATTAGAATTTGCATAAGTATTAAACTTGCTCAATATTCTTATTTGTGATTCATTAACTACTGTTGCAGGATTTATATAACTTCTATGTGATTTTAAATTGAAATATGGACTATTTTTTGACAATTTACCGATGACAACGGCAGAGGCCAAATAATTGTTCATTTCTATAAATGCATCAGCAACAAAATCCATTACCAATTTATCTTTATTGTCAGCTGATGGAATTAGTTTTAAAAAAGAACTGTCTGGAGTAATAACATTTAGTTGTTCATCCACTAATCCATATAGAGAATTATTTTTAGTTAAGTCTCCAAATGGTACAAAACCAAAATTTTGAATTATAGCTGGGATGATAAAATCATGATAATAACTTCTATCTTCAAATAATACATATAAAGAAGAAATAGAATTTTTACCTAATGGTTTGTTAATTTGTACATTTTGTGGAATAGTCATAAATTATTTAGTAGCACACGTTTCATTTATACCTACAACCTTAACTTTAACATTTTCTTTTGATTCTTTTTCAACGTGCGCTTGGAAAGAACATTTTAATGAAGTTTTAAAGGACAAGTCGCTTATATCAGTTTTTACATCAATAACCAAATAATAACCACCAACACCTAATGATTGTTCTAGGTCTAAAGCTTTACCAGTAGAGCCAAATGTAAATAGCGGATGAATGTATATATAATCGCCGGGACGAAATATGTTATTACCAAACATTTCAACTGTCGCATTATATACCTGTTTTATTGAAGTGCCTTTTCCGTTACCCTCTCTACGAGCAACCATTTCTCTCAAATATGGCGTTGGACTCTTACTGAAATTAATTTCTTTTACTATTCCACTATCAGTACCCATTCTAATGTGCATGACACCTTTACTTTTGTCGTCTACTTCGTTACCTTTATAAATATTTGGAAATCTACTTGTACAAGTTATAAACATATAATTTATATCTTCGGAAACATTTTTCTCATTAGATGTAACACTTGTAGACTTAGTAGGATTTACTTTATGGCCGCCTTCATCAAAATATTTTTTAATATCTTGTAGAGTGCTATCATTAATAATTGCAGGATATGTTCTATCTGTTATTTCTTTAGGATATGCTTTTTTATCCTTTTCTAGTTTTCTAAATATTAAATCTTTGCCATTCGGCGCATCAAGAGTAAAGTAAGCAGACGAAAATCTAATTGAAGCATTAATAGCAGACGATTGCCCGAATACGACAGGAGAAATTGCGGGTATAATTAAATCAGAAATTATATCTTTAATAAATTGTATAATCGGGTAGCGTTCTTTTTTAGGTCTAACAATATGTTCAATCATAAATTCTTGAAACATATCAAAAGAAATTGGAATGTCAGCTAAATTAGGATGTATTTCTTGTAGCTTGGCTACAACATTAGAACCAAAGCTTTCAACTATTTCTGTAGGTATTGCCATTGGTATACCACCAAAAATAATTCTTGGACAATCGCTAGCAGGAGAGATGTTATTCAAACATTCCAATGCTACATCTAAAATATCACCTAGCAAAATAAATTTAACTTTATAAAATTCCGTGTTTGGGTCAGGAAATCTTACACTTATTCTTTCATCTAATGTTTGTAAAGCTACATCAGCCAATTCTTGTGGTTGAGAGCTAGAGCTGGTTGTTTGTTCTTCGCTGGACTCTTGAACAAGAGTAGAAATTTGTTTATCATCAAAAAGCGGTTCAACACCCAAAAGCTGTTGACCATCTTTTAAAGCTAAAATTCTTTTTTCGGTACTATTTTGATTATCGCTATTTTTAACGCCTAAAATACCCGGCTTAAATAGAGCAACATATATTTTTGGTTTTATTGATTGAGAGTTATCGCCTTCTAATATTTCTTTTCCAACCAAGTAATTAAATAAACCATTATAAACATATTTTCTAGCTAGATTCAGTTGTTTTTCTAAATCTTCTTCTTTTAAATAAGCAAATTCAGTACCATATGTTTGTTTAAATTCTTGTAAATCTTTTTTTAGCTCATCAACGCTTTTACAAGATGCCTGTTCGTTATTTTCATTAATCTTGTTTTGCTGTTTTAAATCCAAAAAATCATTAAATTTTTTAACAAATTTATTAAGAGTTTTTGTATCTTTAGTTATAGAAAATAAATCTGCTTCTGGTGAAGCAAGCAAGGTATCTATAGAAGCAGCAAAATTAATTTTTAAATTTATGGTACCATCTTTATTAAAATTAATATCATAATTATAGGGAGTTAAATTAAATTTAACTTTAGAGCCATTTATTGCATTTATTATGTCTTCTATTTCTTTTTCATTAAATTTAGAATAATCGCTTTTAGAACTATTTCTTAATAATTCTTTGAACATTTCAATATTAATATCTGTATATCCACACTCAATTTTTATTTTGTAATATTCATTATTAAATCTTGGTCCATATACATCATTAATTGTTCTTGAAGAGCCGTTAATTAAATCAAGATATGAAAATTTAACATTATCAAAACCATTATTAGATGATGGTTGTGTTTTAAATCTTGGGTCTTTGAAATTAATATCTATTTCTTTAACTAATTCTTCTGGATTTTGAAAAAATAAATCTAATGTGGCTTCAATATTAGTATTTATTTCTGCTGGATTTACACCTTTGTAGTGATAAGAAAAAGATTTGATACCAACGCCATGAAAGGAACCGTGACCATCTAATATCTTGTTTATGTCTTGTGCAACAAATTCACTTGTTTCGTCTTTATAACTAACCGGTACATCGTCAAAAGGTATTCTCCAATCATAACCTTTAACATTATTTGTTGGAGCATACGCAAAAGAGGCAGGAGGAACAGGATAAAACGTTTTATATAGTTTAATTGAGGGGACTAACAAAGATATAAGCTGCGGAGGTAATTGTTCAAATAATTTATCTACCCCTTTTGTTTTTGTAAATTTATTAGTTAAAAAGAAATGGCCAGTTGGGTTTTGCCTATCATCTTCATAACGAATAATGGCAAAGTTCTTATATATCCTATTTAGTTGTGTTACTTGATTTTGTTCTGAAGATACATTTGTTGTGCCACCTTGAACTATACTTTGTAAAATAGTATCAATAGAGAGCATTAATGCTGCTTGTTCACTAAGACGATTTTCTTTTGCTTGTTGTGCTTTTTGTTCTGGGGTTTTTTCTGGTTTTTTGTTTAATCCCAATAAACCACTAAATACCATTGTATCAATAGTTTGTGCAGCAGCGAGGGCGTTATCTGAAACACTATTTGCAACACTATCTACAATGCTATTAAAAGTGGTTTCATCTGTTGCCTTGGTTATTTCTTTTTGACGACCTGCCGCTATCATACTTGTTATATATCTATCAACAATTATATTTGCATTTTTAACGGCCTCGTCGTAAAATGCTTTTCGTTCCGGAGTTAGAGAATCTATCATATTGTCAGGAACTATGGCATATGTATATTCTCCTCCCGCTTGTCCAAGCCAAGCATTTCTAATTTGAACTACTTTTTCAAGATTATTTAAATCTTTTAAAAACTCGCCACCATTTAATTTTGTTAAAAGCGTGTTATTAATTTGCGTAATTTGTTCTGGTGTCAAAGCCATATTTTTAACCTACCATATATTGTAATATAAGATTCAAAGGTAACGGAATGTTTATTATATCACCAACCTGTATGTGACTTTCAGTAGGTAATTGATTAAATTTAGCGATAATCCACCAATCACGGGAATCGCCATAATATTT